AGGAGATGTATACAAAATGGATTCAGACATAGACTTTAAAATTGTAGAACCTGATTTAAATTATGAGGAACCTTATCTTCGTGCTAAGATCGGTTCGTATGAACTGGAAATTGCAAATCTGAAAGCAGATAATGCTGAATTGACAGAGTCCTTATATAAGGCATATGAGCGAATCAAACAACTCACCGAAGGTCCGAAAACAGTAAGTGGTGACGAAAAAACTTGGTAAAACTCAACAAAAGTCTTTACTATTCCATAAAAATATGATACAATTGTTGTATAGTGTGAGAATCAAATGGAGTTAATTATGGAAAAAGCATTAGAAGATTATATTTGGGCGCAACGTGCTGAAGCAGATGCCTTTATGGATACTCCTGGCAACTGGATGGGTAAACTGCCCACACCTGAGGATACTCAGTATTGGTCAGAACGTGTTCCTTCTGGTACTCTTAAAGAGTTTCGTCGTATTGAACTTGAGGAATCTGCGTACTACTTGGCGCAAGATGCTATGAGTAAATCATATGCTCGGTTCATTAGTCCTAAATTATCAGATATGACTGATCAGGAGTTAGAAGACTTCTGTACTCAGATGTCAATCTTAATGAAAGCGGATGCAGCATAATGGTTGCTGAGACGTATGATTCAGTTGAGTATCCTGGTTATAAGATTGACAGAATACCAACCTTGTTAGAAGCAGATATGTTTCAGGCACTTGGTCGGTCACTATATGGCAAATATGAAGATAGAGGTTATCAAGTTCTTCATGTCTTATCATATTATAATAATGGTTTGGATTGGTTTACTGGTGAGAGAGTAAAAGAAGATGAACACGGATTTGAGGTTGTATATAAGTAATTCTAATTCCAGTGGTGTAGAGTATTAACTCCTCTCTCACTTTAACTCCGCCACTGGAAACCTTATAAATAAAGACGTCAAGTTGAAATCCTTGACATAACAATGGAGAATGCACCAATCATTTATACGGTTGCTCTGCTAAATTTAAGGTTGGTCGCTATAAATAGACTCGCGAGGGGACATGGTTATCCCCTCATCATTATAGAAGGAAACGAAAATGGAACTAGGAATTGGGTTTTTAGTATTACTCTCACTAATCGGTATTAATGAACGTGAGTTCTTTGATGAAAAAATTAAATGGGAAAAATTAGGTTATGGTTATTGGGAACAGATTGAGTGTCGTGCTCCTGATTCAAATGCAAAGTCCATGCCTATCGTTACCCCTATTGGAAACGAGTATGTATGTTACAAACAAACCAAAAGACCATAAAAGTATTTGACGTCTTAATTCTTTTACCATTCGCTTGGGTGATTAGTCAGGCAGTTCTGACTGGAACTTGGTGGTGGATGTTAATTGCATATGCTGTCTTTATAAATTATGCTTATTGGAGGAAAGAACGTGGATGATGATTTTTTCGATTTCGGTTTTACTGCTGTTGATGAAACAGAATTAAAAGCAGTTCAACAAACTCAGGCACTTGCACAGGATGCTGAACAAGCAGCATTAAGCACTCAAGAAAAACTTGACAAGTTATATAATGCTATTCAACCTCTATTATCAAATCTAAAAAAGAATCCAGAAAAAGAATATATTTTGTGGCCTAATCGCATCGAGAAGGTCGATCAGTTTGAAGATTATCTGAGAAAAATTTATAAATCGTAAATTAATCCTTTACTATTCTCAAAAACTATGATACACTTGTGTGGTAGTTAATTGAGGAGTTTATTATGAATCAGAAAGATCGTTTAGCACTTATCCGTAAAACGTCTAAAAAGTTTACTAAAAAGTTGAAGCGCAACCAACGTGTCCGTAAGACTGAAACGAAGTCTTTTGACAAGTATGATACTGATAACATCAATGCTTGGACAGATGCTCCAAAGTATGTCGACGAATACTATGGCGATCGTGCTCGTGCCCAAGAATCTTATGAAAGGGATTGGGACTAATGCTACCGATCATGACCAGTGATCGCCTGATGGCGTATCGTGTATTTCAGGGTGAGATCGAAAAACTTCGTACCATGAAAAAGTCCCCACCTGATAATACTAACTCAGATCACTTATCTGGTACAGAAGCACTTGTTCTTCAATATCTAGAAGAACGTTGTAAAGAAATGATAGAGAAAGGTCACTTTTGGTATGACAATGCATCTGATTAGAGGAATGACCTCACTCAATACTCGTAAACGTAAATCAAAGAAAAAGACTGCGGCAGTTCTTGAAGAAGAACGCAAGATGCGTGAGTTGCTACTGAAGGTTGGTTATGACCGTCGTATGTCTCAAGAATGGAAAGCACCTATCCCTGATTATAAGGTAACGAAATCAGCACCAACCTCAGATCTTATTATGAAGGTTGCTGGTAAAAGAAAAGCAAACCAATATACTGGTGATGAACTTGCTGGGATCGGAACTTTACATAAATCTAATATGGTTCCAATTCGTAAAGATAGTAATGATGCTAAAGAGATAGCAAGAATGAGGAGAGGGTAATGCCAAATCATGTTACAACAACTGTCCGTTTTGAAGGTTTAAACGAAGCAGCAATTTTAAGATTAAATGAATTATATGCAAATATTCGGAATGATCAAGACTATAAATGGTTCTCTGATATTTTCGTCTCAGAAGAAACGCCATACGAATTGCTAGAAACTCGATCTTGGAATGTAGATAATACTGGTGCCAAGTGGAACTACTTTGATGACTATGACAATGACGGTTTTCAACTTACTTCTGCATGGGATAGTCCATCTGAAGGTATTAAAATGGTCATTGATTATCTAGCAGAAGTTTGTAATAACTTTTTGACCATCTCCACATATGAAGATGAGTTCCCCAACTTTATTGGAATTCAAATCTGGAAGGGTACTAAGTTCATCGAGGATGAGATGATTCATTGGGAAACTATCGTTGAACGTGCTGAACAGAATTATCCAGAACTGAATGATCAGTGGGACGAAGAAGAAGGTGATTGGAAAACCGAAGAAGCGCAAGACTTCTGGTTCGACGTTCAATGGGAATTCATGTATGAATTGCTTGATGAGATAGAACAAGAAACACGAGATATCTTAAATTAGTCCTTTACTTATTCTAAAAAGTATGATACAATTGTTGTAAGTCATATTTCTAGAGGAGTTAATCATGGCGAGATCTAAAAAGAAAAGAGTTGTTGTTCGTAAAAGTGGTGTTGGTGCTGCTCCCTTCGATAAAGGTATTGATGCGGTTCACTCATACTTTCACTTTGAAGTAGAACGTAAAGATCTTGTTTCTAGTCTTAAAGGTTATGTAAAAGATAACGAAACAAAGCAGAATGTAAAGTATATTAATGCTTGTCCAGAATATAAGTTTTGGGGATTCACTCATCATTGTGCTACTGCTTCGTTCCTCCAAAATTCTGCTATTGATAATGAACGTGTTGCATATTGGAAAAAAGCACTTCACGATTATATCAATACACTCATTGAGATGGGTAAACAAATTCTTTCTGAAAAGGAAGAAGTAGTCTCTGTTAATGTAGTATCCTTATCTCCGATGCAGAGACTACAAAATAAAATATCTAATACGGTTATGCAAGACCTATTAGATCTAGAGGACGGATGGATTGAAGGTGAAAAGTCTTATATCGATCTATATGCTCTCTATAAGAAACATGGATTGGGGGCATCTGCGACTCTCCCAGTTCGTGAGGTGATTGAGGGATGGTTATCTGATTATGAAGATGCCTACAACAAGTCATGTCCTGATGCCGTTGAAGGTTACTCACATTTGAAAAGACCTGAACTCAATCGCCGCATTAAAGTTTGTAATGATATGCTGTCAGACCTAGACCGTATCAAGTCTGCGTCTAAAGCAACTCGTAAGACACGTGTCAAAGCACCCAAGACTGCTGATAAGCAAGTCCGGAAGGTGCAGTATAAGAAAGAGGATACTGAGTTTAAGTTGGTTTCAGTACCACCTATTCAGATGATCGGTAAGGTCAGACTATTTGCTTTCAATACTAAGACACGTGATCTTACTGAGTATGTGACAACTTCAGTTTCAGGATTTGAGATCAGTGGTTCAACTATCAAGAACTTCGATACCGTAAACAGTAGAAAGATTAAACTGAGGAAACCAGACGATATCTTACCTGATGTCTTGAAGAAAACACCAAAGCAAATTGATTCTATTCTTAAAACCATTAAGACCAAAGTAAAAGTCCCGAATGGTAGGATCAATAAAGATACTATTCTATTGAGGGTAATGGATAAATGAGTGAGAAAGTCGAAGAGTCTTTTTTAAATAAATCTAAATTTTCAAAACTTGTGGAAAACACAGTAATTGAAAAGTCTATTGGGTATATGGAAGCAATCTTATTGTTATGTGAAAAGAACAATATCGAACCAGAAGATGTTCGTAAGTTCATTTCACCTGTCATCAAAGATAAACTAGAGGCAGAAGCAATGGGACTCAACTTTATACCCAAAACAAATACCATTGATTCAGCATTGTTTGAATAAAATGTGTATAAATAACTTTACACTTCAGTGTAAATATGATACAATACTACAGTTAATATTTCAGCATATACAAAGGATAATAATATGTCATTCGAAAACTTAAAACGCAATCGCGATCAAATCTCCAAATTAGTTCAAGCAGCAGAACAGGCAGGTGGCGGAAATGCCGAGAAGAAGTCTTATGGTGATGAACGACTTTGGAAACCAACAGTAGACAAGGCAGGTAATGGTTATGCAGTACTCCGATTCCTACCAGCAGCAGAAGGACAAGATCTCCCATGGGTACGATACTGGGATCACGGATTCAAAGGTCCTACTGGTCAATGGTATATCGAGTCAAGTCTTACATCTATTGGTCAACCTGACCCTGTTGGCGAACTCAACTCCCGACTGTGGAATTCTGGGATTGATGCCGACAAAGAAAAAGCACGTGCTCAAAAGCGAAGACTCCACTATGTAACTAATGTTCTTGTTGTTCAGGATCCATCTAATCCTGCTAACGAAGGCAAGATCATGTTATATAAGTTCGGTAAGAAGATCTTTGATAAACTGATGGATGTTATGCAACCGTCGTTTGCCGATGAAACACCAGTTAACCCATTTGATATGTGGGAAGGTGCCGACTTCAAACTGAAGATTCGTAATGTAGAGGGATATCGGAACTACGATAAGTCTGAGTTTGCTTCACCTTCATCTCTATATGATGGCGATGAGTCTAAACTAGAAACAGTCTATAATGGACTTCATAATCTTGGTGAGTTTACTGACCCAAAGAACTATAAGTCTTATGACGAACTCAAAGCAAAACTAATGCGAGTTCTTGGTGAAGAAACTGAGTCTGGTGCCCCAACGATGGCGCAGGAATCTATGATGAATGAACCAGTAGCGACACCAATGCCGACTCCTGTTCAGGAACCTATTACTGCTGAATCTATGG